GGGCTATGGAACAAGCAGACGATTCTCACACCCTATACCGTCTTCAAGGTCAAGCTACTGCCTTGCGTAAACTAAAGCAACTTAGGGACTACGTAAATGGCGGTGAGTGAAGATCAAACAGAAGAAGCTTTAGGTTATGCAGCTGAAGGCAAGAAGTTTGCTAAAGAGTACACTCCACCTGATGTGTCTGTTAAAGATGCAGTTAAGTTCGTAGCAGAAATGACACCTGTTATTGGTGACGCTATGGCAGCTAAAGAAGTTTGGGATGAATTACAAAAAGAAGAAATTAACTGGCGAATGGTTGGAATACTTGCTGGTGCAGGTGCTGTAGGTCTTGTACCTTTTTTTGGTGATGCTGCAGGTAAACTTATTAAACAGGGTGCTAGTAAAGCACTAAAACCTGCTAAAAGTCTAGACGCAGTAGCAACAGGTGTACCACAGTATAAGATGGACGGTAATGCTCCTGCATCTGTTTTTGATAGTACAGTAACACAAGAAGCCGTTGACTTTATTCAGAGTGGAAGTACTTCTCAAAAAGATCTACTAAGGATTGCAAGAGACAATGGTATTGTTAGCGGCCCTGGTACAGGAACTATGCCTGCTCAAGTTATTGCAGAGCTAGGCGACAGAGTACGGAACCCAGACTTTAAAGTAATACCAAATAATAAAAAAGAACTACCCCCTGCTGAGAACTCTGCTAAAACTCAAATAGCTGGTACTTTACCTACTTATAAGAAAGCAGACACTCTCTTAACTGAATTAGCTGGTGAAGGTAAAACTTTAGATTTTGGTGCTGGTCTAGGCTTATCTAAAAAAGAATTAGGATTTGATACGTATGAACCCTTTCCTAAAGGAGACTTTAGTCCAGACTTTGTTTCATCTGCTGATATAAAAGATAACACATACAAAAAAGTAACAAACTTAAATGTACTTAACGTAGTCCCTCGTAGTACAAGGGATAGTATCGTAAAGGACATAGGTCGTATTTTAAAACCAGATGGTAGGGCTGTTATAACTACAAGAGGTAGAGATGTACTAAGTGCCAAGGGAACCAGCGGCCCAGAGCCTATGTCTATTATTACATCAATGGATACATATCAAAAAGGTTTTACTCAACCTGAACTTAAGTCTTACATAACAGACACACTAGGAAAAGGTTTTGAGGTTGTAAATAATAAATTGGGTGCAGCTGGTGTAACAGTGCATAAACTAAATACAAAAAACTTCAATGAAGGTGGAGCAGTCAATATGGACAACCAAATGAGAATGTTTGAAGAAGGAGGTATCGCTGACGATGGTATGACACGTGATCCAGTATCAGGTAACGAAGTACCCCCAGGTTCTTTAGCTAGAGAAGTACGGGACGATGTTCCTGCCCAGTTGTCTGACGGTGAATACGTAGTACCTGCTGACGTTGTACGTTTCTTTGGGGTTCGTGTCTTTGAAGAAATGCGTATGGAAGCAAAAATGGGCTTGCAACAGATGGAGCAAGATGGTAGAATTGGTGGAGAGCCGACTAATAGTACTGCCTCACAGTCTGGAGAAAAACCTCTTTCCCCAGAAGAGCAAGAACTATTACAAGAAATTATGTCAATGGATCAGTCCCAACCACAACAACAACAACCACCACAAACTATGGCTAATGGTGGTGTTATTAAGGCTGCATACGGTACTTCTGTAGGTGATGGAAGTGCTATAACAGAAGACATTGCAGTTACAACTCGTGATACTACAGACGACAAAAAATCAGGTATGAGATCTTTTTTCTACATACATCCTGATGGAAGAAGAATAAGAGTTCTTACACTTAACGGTAACCCAGTCGGAAATGTTCCAGACGACTTCTCTGAATTTGTTACAGATACACCTGAAAATAGAGTTACAATTAATTTTAAAACAACAGTTGATACCCCATCAGTCGGAACAGCTGGAGGTTCAGGCACTGGTAGTAAAAGTGGTGGTAGCGGATTTGGTAAAAATAGTGTTGCTGTAGGAGAATCTTATATAAAAGCAAATGGTGAGACAGCTACAAGAATGCCTGATGAGTACTATATGGGTGGAGGTGATTCTGACCAAAATAGAGCATTAGAATCTTTAGGTGAAGCAGAATTTAAAGCTCCAACATTTGATAGTATTGGTATTAATGGTTTAAACCCGCTTCAAGGTGCTATGGATGCTTTAGCAAATACTAGACAATCTACATCTGAAGAATTTTTAACGACTGGTCTTGGTATTATTGGAACTGGCGTTAGAGGTATAACTCAATCAACAGGTATATCTATAGCTCACGCTAATGCTTTATATGCTACGCAGAATGGTATGCCTGAAGTAGCTGCAGAAATAAACGCAGCAATACAAAATTTTGTAGACGACGAAAGTATTCTTGCCGCTGACCTTATTACAGACATTGCATCAGGATTTGTTAGACCAGGACAAAATCTTCTGGATAAGTACAATGATCTAGGTGGCGTTAATGCACAAAAAGAAGAAGAAGACGGTGCTGGAGTAGGGAAAGGAACTACCTCAACGGCTGCTGATCCTACTGGTGGTGGTAGTATTGATTCTGGAAAAGTTGCTGATAAAAACAGAGAAGCAGCTGCAAAAAAAGCAGCTGCAAAAAAAGCAACAGCTGCTGCTGTAGCAAGTGTAGCCGCAAACCCAAATACAACGAGTGAGGTGGGCTATGATTATATACCACAAGCAGTCACAAATAACGCAAACAAACCCAATGCAGACCCAGTCAAGGAGGAACAAACCAAAGCGGGTCAAAAAGCGGGTAAAGGTTATGTAGGTGGTTATGGCTTTCAAAAAGGTGGCTTAATGCAAAAGAAGAAGAAATAACTATACTACTCCGACAACAACAATAAGGCTACCCAGCTAAGGCTGGCCCCAAAACAAGGAACTAACTATGCCAGAATTAAATACAATAGAGTCCCCAAAGATTGCAGGTTTTGTAGATCGTGGGTATAACAATAATAAAAAACGTGCAGCTATGGAAGCTGAAGAAAAAGAAATTGCACGACTAGAGGCAGAAGCTCGTGGAGAAGAGTACGAAGAGGAATCCGATGGCGAGGGATCTGAGGCAACCAAAGTATCGGATGCAAGTGATCCCAAACAAAAAGAAGCCAAAGCGGAAGTTGAAGCATCAGAAGAAGATGAGAACCTAAGCCGTGAAGAGAAGTCTTTTAAGAAACGTTATGGTGACCTTCGTCGCCATATGGCTGACAAAGAAAAAGACTGGAATGAACGGTTTGAGAAACTAGAAAACTCTGATGGCACCATCCTTCCTCCTAAGACAGATGAAGATATAGAGCAGTGGGTTTCTAAATACCCTGACGTAGCCAGTATTGTACAGACGATAGCGACTAAGAAAGCCCAAGAACTGTTTAGTAAGGCTGATACTCGCCTTCAAAAGCTAGACGAGATGCATGAGGCTACTGTTCGTAAGTCAGCAGAAACAACTATTATTGAGTCACACGCCGACTTCATAAACATTAGAGAGTCAGACGATTTCCATGACTGGGCAGACGCACAACCTAAATGGGTTCAGGATGCAGTCTATGAGAATACTGATGATCCTCACTCTGTAGTTAGAGTTATTGACTTATACAAGAGTGACAAGGGATTAACTAAGGAAGCTAAGAAAGCTGGTAAGAAAGCAGCAGCTTCTGTGGTTAGTAGAACTTCAAAGGCTAAAGTGGATGCTGATGATTCTGACGGACAAATCCGTGAGTCTGATGTAGCTAAGATGTCTTCTAAGGACTTTGAAACTAACGTAGATGAAATCAATAAAGCCATGCGTAATGGTAAATTTATCTATGATATTTCTGGAAGTGCACGTTAAGTCTTGACAAATGCAATGATAGAAGTATAACTAAAAGCAGATTACAATGAGCCTCCTTTGGGACTACCTCGTACTCTACTTCCCAAAACTGAAACGCACTATTAAGAACTACCTGATTAAGTATAGGCCCAAGTTTATATCGGTTGGCCGACTGATTTAACTTGCACCCTAGAAAACTTTCAGCCTCTTTACAATGTTGTTTAGTTTATTGAGTGAGGTGCACTGCAACTGACTCTTAAATGAGATGTGTATCTCAATTTCATAAAGCCTAACACTTAACAGGAGGATTTATCCAATGGCTTTCGCAACCGCATCAGGTTATGGCAATCTACCAAATGGTAATTTTAGCCCAATAATCTATTCTAAAAAAGTACAACTTGCATTCCGCAAGAGTACTGTCTGTGGCGACATCACGAACTCTGATTATTTTGGGGAGATTTCTGCCCAAGGTGATACAGTACAAATCATTAAAGAACCAGAAATTTCTGTGAAAGAATACTCTAGGGGTACGCAAGTCACAGCCCAGGATCTTGATGATGAAGACTTTACATTAGTCATTGATAAGGCTAACTATTTTGCTTTTAAGATGGACGATATTGAAGAAGCTCATTCGCATGTAAACTTCATGGATCTTGCAACCAATCGTGCAGCTTATCGTTTAGCTGACAACCATGACCAAGAAGTTCTTGGCTATATGTCTGGCTATGCACAAGCTGATCTACATTCTGTAGCTACTGCCCTTAACACAACTGTTAATGGTACTAAAGCTGTAACTTCTGCAGGTGCTAACGAACTACTTGCTTCTATGCAGTTGCATAAAGGTGACTTCGGTAACATCACTACTACCTCAGCTGGCACTCACTCAATTCCTGTGACTGCTCGTATGCCAGGTGCAACATCACTTCCAACTGCTACTGTTTCTCCTGCGATGGTAATCTCGCGCATGAAACGTTTGCTTGACCAACAGCAAGTTGACTCACAAGGTCGCTGGCTGGTAGTCGATCCAGTGTTTATGGAAATCTTAGCTGACGAAGATTCACGTCTAATGCAGTCTGATTGGGGTGAAGCTGGTGGACTGCGTAATGGTTTGACCTTGAATAACTTCCACGGTTTCCGTGTATATACTTCATCCAATCTGCCTGCTGTAGGCACAGGATCAGGTACTTCAGGTACTGCAAATCAGTTGACTAACTTCGGTGTTATCGTAGCTGGTCATGACTCTTCAGTAGCAACTGCTGAGCAGATCAACAAGACTGAAACATATCGTGACCCTGACAGCTTTGCTGACATTGTTCGTGGTATGCACCTATACGGTAGGAAGATTCTTCGTCCTGAAGCAATCGTAACTGCTCGTTATAACGCAGCTTAAGGGAGGAAATAACTTATGGCTACTCTTACTACATTTTTAGCGCCGACTCGTGGGACAGGTAATCCTTCGAGGAAGCCCTATATGATCGAGAATACTATCGATCTTACTGCAAGTGCAGTTGACGCCTCTTCTGGAGACATCATCCAAGCACTAACAGTACCTGCTTCAAACGTTATTCTATGGGCTGGTTTTCAGGTCATGGAAAGCGCTACTATGAACTCAGGTACTGACGCAACGTCAACTCTTGGTAACGCTGCAGATAACAACGAGTATGTTGCAGCATTTGATATTGATGGAGCAGCAGATCTTGTCTATGCACCATCCGTAGCACCTGCTGGCGTTCTTGTTAATCCTGCAGATGAAACACTAGATCTTACTATTGCAGGTTCAGGGGCAACCTTTACTGCTGGTAAAATACGTGTATTTGCTATGTTGATGGACGTAAGCGAAGTTGGGGACATGACTGCTCAAGAAGTAGATCGTGACCTACTTGCATAAAGACTAAACTTTAGGGGCTGGGAAACTGGCCCCTTTAGATTACCTTAAGGATATATAATGGCATATGATTATCTAGGCTTAGTTAATGACGTAAATAGACGGCTTAACGAGGTTGAACTTACTGCTACTAATTTTACCTCTGCAGTTGGTGAGTATGCTATGGTTAGGGACTCTATTAATGTAGCTATACGTTACATCAATCAACATGAGTTTGCCTATCCTTTTAATCATTCTACAGACACTAGTACATTAGTACCTGGGGTTACACGTTACTCAATACCAACAGATGCTAAGTACGTTGACTACAACACAGCTAGATTAAAGAAAAATGCTACAATTTCTTTTGATGGGGTCAGTTTAAATACTCTACCCTACAACGAGTATATAGATAGCCAGTACATAATTCAAGAAGACGAAGTTGAATCTACAACTATTGATGCATCCAGTGGGCTATCAGCATCAGTAACAACAATATCAGTTACATCTTCAACAGGATTTAGTTCCACAGGAACTTTGTTTGTGGGTGGAGAGCAGATAACTTATACTGGTATTTCAGGTAATGATTTTACAGGTTGTACAAGAGGTGCAAATAGTACAACTGCTGCAATCATTGCTGACGACGTTGTTGTAACACAGTTTACAACTGGTGGTTCACCCAGGTTTATTGTTCGAACACTAGACAACAATTACTTATTATATCCTTTTCCCGATAAACAATACGAGTTATCTTTTGATTACTTTACATTAC